AAGCCGCTATGACCGGCTGAACAAGGGCATTTATTCCGCCTCGCTGATGGGCTTTGGCTATTCGCTGCTGGCGTTCGGCGTCGCCTGGTTCTTCGGGCGCTCGCTGACGGGGCTGTTCGTCTCCGGCGGCAGCAGCGCGCAGCTCGTCGAGCTGGCGCAGACGTATATGATTACAAACGTGCTTGCTTACCCGCTGCTGACGCTGGTGAACGTTGTGCGCTTTATGATTCAGGGCATGGGCTTTTCGATGTTCGCGATTCTGGCCGGCGTGATGGAGATGGCGGCGCGCAGCCTTGCGGGCATGTTTCTTGTGCCCGCGCTGGGGTATTTCGGCGCGGCGCTGGGCAGCCCGCTGGCATGGGTCGCGGCGGATCTCTTCCTTGTTCCGGCGTATTTCCGCTGCCGCCGCGTGCTGATGAGCCAGTCGCATCATCTTCACGTGATGGACGAGCGCGCGGAACTGAATTGAATGATTTCATGCGGAAGATGCAGAAGGTCTGCATTTTTCGCATTTTTTGTAAAAAAAGGGGTTGACATCTCTCCTGATCTCATGTATAATAGGTTTCGCTGATTGAGCAGCGGCCAATGAATGGAGAGTTGGCTGAGTGGTCTAAGGCGCACGACTGGAAATCGTGTGTGGGCTGATACCCCACCTAGGGTTCAAATCCCTAACTCTCCGCCAACGAAGGACGCAGATATTGATACAATGTCTGTGTCCTCATTTTTGCCCGAAAAGTCCTTATTTATTGGGATTTTCGGGCTTTTCTTTTTGGGATGCGTTTCAAAGTGCAAGCTGATTTGGTGCATTTTCGTTTCAGAATGGACATTTTCGCTTGCACTCTGAAATGAAAACGGCAGGGGGTGCAAAAACGGGTGCACTCTGAAACGGAGCATTTCAGAGTGCGGAGCGGCATGAAAAAGGCCGAGACTCATTTGGCCTCGACCTTAATTTCTTTTCCGTTTCTGAATTCGAATGCGACGCTGCCGTCCCGGTTTACCGTTCCCTTTTCTATCAGCAGCGACCACACCTGACTGTCCCATTCCTCCAAGGAAGCCGGAGCCTTTTCCAGATGGTCGATGAATGAAGCAAGTTGCCGCGCCTTGTTTTTGCGCCTTGCAACCTCCGCTTCCAGCTTGTCATGCTTGGCTGACGCCTTTTCGTAGCGTTCCGCAAGAGCGTTATACTTGGCGTTGTATGCCTCTTGTGACTGTATCTGGCGCGTATTCTGCCGGACAAGGTTCTGAGTCATGTCGGCGATTTCCTCGATTTCCTGACGAAGTTGCTCCATACCGGCTTCCTGCTCGGCGCAGTCCGTTAGGAGCGATTTCATCAGTTCGCAGTCTTCGATCAGCTGCTTGCGCTGCCTCATTAGCCGGTTATAGGCTTTGAGGAACATTTCCTTGATGGTATCTTCGGTTAGGTGTGGGGTCTTGCATTGTTCCTGCGTCTTGCTGAACTTCCGATTGCACTGCCAGATCACGCGGCGGTATGCATCGTTGGAATGCCAGACCTTCGCACCGTAAAGCCCGCCACAGTCCCCGCAGAACAGCTTCGATGAAAAGATGCTGTTGCCGCTGTACCCGCGCCCCTGCCGGGAGCGACGTTCGATCTCCGCTTGAACCATATCGAATTCATCCGCTGAGATAATGGCGGGATGGCTTTCCTTGACATAGTAGCTGGGAAGCTCTCCGCGATTGGGCTTCATGGTTTTCGTGAGGAAGTCCACCGTGAAAGACTTCTGCAGGAGCGCGTCGCCTTTGTATTTCTCGTTTCGCAAAATGCTGTTGATGGTCGTTACACTCCATTTGCTCTTGCCCGAAGGTGAAGGGATCGCGGCAGCTTCCAGTACTTCCTTGATCCCGAAGGGCGTTTTCCCTTCCAGAAAAAGGCGGTATATCAAGCGGACGATTTCGGCTTCCTTCTCATTGACAGCCGGTGTCCCATCGGGGCCTTTTTCATATCCGAGGAATTGTTTGTATGCCATGCTGACCTTGCCGTCGGCAAAGCGCTTCCGCATACCCCATGTAACGTTTTCGGAAATGCTGCGGCTTTCTTCCTGTGCAAGGCTCGACATGATCGTCAGGAGCAGCTCGCCCTTGCCATCGAAGGTGTAGATACCCTCTTTCTCAAAGTAGCATTCTACGCCATGCTCTTTGAGCTTTCGGATGGTGGTCAGGCTGTCTACGGTATTTCTAGCGAAACGGCTGACGGACTTGGTCACGATCAGGTCTATTTTTCCAGCCAGCGCATCCGCAATCATCTCATTGAAGCCATCCCTGTGGCGGGTATTCAAGCCGCTGATGCCTTCGTCCGTGTATACTTTGACAAACTCCCATTCGGGATGCTGCTGGATGTAATTGGTGTAGTAGTCGATCTGTGCGGCGTAGCTAGTGAACTGCTCGTCGCTGTCCGTGGAAACACGCGCATAGGCAGCCACTCTGCGCTTCGAAACCGAAGTGACGGGCAGCGCCGTGAATCGGTTCTTGGTTGCCGGGATACAAGTTACTTTGCCTGCCATAGTGATTACCTCTTTCGTTTCATCGCGTTTTGACGTGCTTTTTCCTTCATTTCAGGTGTCCAGCTTTCGCGGCGGGAGCGGTCTTTCCATATACGTTCCTCGATGTGACCATTCTTCAGGAAGAAGGTCAGATGGTTGTCAGCCGGTACTTCGATGTGGTCAATCTGCGCTTCCATTTCAGGGGCTTCATAGCATGGGAGTTCCAGAACGTCAGCTACCAGCGCCTTCAGAACCGCTTCCGGGATTTTCTTGCCACGGCAGTACCGCTTGCCCTTATCTTGATATGTACTGCAGTTCCATCCAACCGTTCCGTTGCTGGTAACCCGCTTATATGCCTGACCGCAGAAGGGGCACCGTATTTTCGTTGTAAACTCGCTCCGTTGGGGCTGGGCGCAATCCCTACGCCTTTCAGCATGCTGACAGACAATCTCCTGCGCGGCCTCAAAGGTCGCTTCGTCGATGATCGCCGGGTGCGTTTCCGTCGCGTAGTATTGGGGAAGCTCTCCTTTATTGGCCACTTGGCGCTTGCTCAGATGGTCACGAACGAAGATGTTTTGCAACAGCGCGCTCCCTGTGTATTTTTCATTCGTGAGAATGTCACGGATATGGGCGCTGCGGAAGGGCTTACCCAACGCGCCGGTCTTGCCCTGCGCGTTGAGCCGCCTGCATATGGAGCCGTAGGTTTCTCCGGCAATCGCCCGATGAAAAATATCACGGACGATTTCAGCACCGTCCGGGTCAATTTCGACTTTTCCATGCTCGATTCGATATCCCAGCATAAACCGCCAGCACATCACCTCGCCCTGTTCAAAGCCTTTGCGGATACGCCATTTCTGATTTTCGCTGACCGAAAGGTTTTCTTCCTGAGCAAAGGATGCCAGCAGAGTCAGGATGAGCTCACTATCCGCGCCAAGGCTGTGAATATTGCCTTCCTCGAAATATACATCGATGCCGAGGCTTTTCAACATCCGCACGCTTTCCAACACCGTGACGGTGTTTCGGGCGAAACGAGAAAGCGACTTTGTGAGAATACGGTCGATCTTGCCCGCCTTGCAGTCGGTGAGCATTCGCTGAAACTCCGGGCGACTGTCTTTTGTTCCCGTGAGGGCCTCATCAACATAAACACCGGCATACTCCCATGCAGGATTCTGCTGGATGTATTGGCTGTAGTAGTTTACCTGCGCGAAAAGGGAGTGAAGCATCGCGTCCTTTCCACAAGACACCCGCGCATAGGCAGCGACTCTTTCCCGCTTGGCAATCGCGGGTATGGGTTCGTTTTTCGTAATCGTTACGGGCATTCTGCCACCTCCTTGTGGTGTGACATAATAGCTCTGAAGTTCGGACAAATCAAGTCAAAATCACGATAAATGCTGCCCTTCGGAACACCGTATTTTTCCCGCATGGCTTCTTCCACGGTCAAATAATCCGTGTCCGTTAGAATGCCGCTGTCCCGCATTTTCCGCGCCGCTGCCATGGCAGAGATATAGCTGAAAGCCCGATCATCCACGGCCTTCACGCCCCTTGCCATATCGCGCCGCAATATAGCAGGCATGGCAGCAGTATTTCGGATTCTGCGCCGGGTAACCCACAAACGGCTTCTTACAGTGCTGGCAGA